GAAGCCCCGTCTGAAATGGCAAGTGTGTTTGGAGACCCAGAAGTGCCGGTTCCCGCCAATGTGACCGTAACAATCCCGTTGACCGCCTCGTCGATTAGGTCAAGGTTCGTATTGGTTGTCGTCCCCCAGGTTCCTGACTGCTCACCAGTAGCAATCTTTTCAATACCAAGGTTCGTTGTGTAAGTACTAGGCATCGTTCAATCCTCTATGCCGCAATTTCTGACCAAGAAGTTCCGGGGCTAGGTGCCGTCTCTCCCCAAGAAGTTCCGGGGCTAGGTGTTATTCTACCCCAGACTAATACATCTCCAACAGAGGGTGTTATTTCAAATCCAGAAACATTGATAGAAACATCACATTTCGCTATTACTGTTCCAATAGAAGCAGTCGCTTCAACACCATTGTTAGTGGTAAATACATTTCCAATAGAAGCAGTCGCTTCAACACCTGTAAGAGAGAAAGAAACATCACATTTAGCTGTTACTGTTCCAGAACGGCCTATTGCCTCAAGGCCGTTTTGAATGGTAGTAACTTGTCCGGGAGAAACTGTGGCGGATAGACCAGTAACACTAACAAAAGCATCACCTCGAAACTCAACGGTGCCGACAGCTCCGGTGGCAGGTAAGCCGGTGGCTTCAACAGGGACACTTTCATTCCATGCGCCCTGACTCCACGTTCCGCGACCCCAACCTGTAAGATTGTCCGCCACCTACGTCATCCTATGCAATCCGAATGATTGCGTTTGAAGCGTCCGCTGTTGGGAAAAGAATACTAAACGTTCCAGCGGTAGATGTTTTGTCCGCACCAAAATCAAGAACAATTACAGACGGATCACCAGCGGCTGTGTCGTTGTAAATCAACGCACCCCGAGCAGTAATTGTCGCAGAAGTAAATGACAGATCAGCAAAATCAGTGAATGCAGTCGTACCAGACGTTGTTGGTGTGACGTTTGTCAACGTGCCGCCGCCTGCTGCATATGTGCCTGAATCGCCAACTTCATTTGTTGCAGTGTATGCAGTGGTCGCTGCAGTGAACGACGCATTGTTATCATACAGAGCAAGCTTAAAAGTATTGCCTGTGCTGTTTGTGAAATCGTGCGTTCCAGTCAGTAATTCCTGCTTAAAGCTGGTGCACATGAAATTGCCGGTAAAGGCCATATCATATTCTCCTGAGTTGATCAGCCAGCTCATTTTGTCCGGCTTTGCGAAGTTCCGCACTCATTGTAGCACGGTTCTGTTCGATTCCCATTTTGATGTAATGAGTCACAACTGCAAGCATATGATCTCGGTAAGCCCGAGCCTGTGCTTGTATAACAGGATGTGCATCATCCCCAATCGAAATTAACCGATTTACGCAGAATTCAGCCACCTCTTCAGGTGTATGACCTCTGTTATCCGTAGTATGTACCACAAAAGGTTCTTTTGGAACATCTAGCTTTATGTCAAACATAACTTACCCTCGTTATTGTTTTTCTCGTATGACACGTCCAGCACGATACTCTTGGGTTGTTTCTTCTGCTTCACCAAGAGCTTTAAGACTTGCAACCGCCTCAGCAAACCGTTGGTTGTAAACCTGAACCAAATCCTGCTCACCTTTCATAAAGGTGTACGCCTCGATCAACGAGCCATACAACATCGCCATTGTTGCATTTTCAGACAGCCAGGTAGTACCAGACTCCGCACCCGCAGTCAGACTTGTAGGACGGTAAAAATAATGTAGCTCGGCAACGTATGAAGAATCTGGGGTTGGCCCAATGATAAAGTTATCAATGTCAAATACCGCGTAATACCTGGGCGCACCTGTATCTGCCGGATCAGGGTTGTAGTCCTGGACAAAGTTTACATCTTTAAACTGTAAAAACTCTTTATCACCGGTTGCAGTCGTGTACGACAAAGAAAAAGGAGCCAGAAAATCTGATGGAGATCCAAGATACGGGTCAGACGCTGTAAACGCTGCGCCTGCATTTTTACGGAACAAGTTGAGCTGGACATTCTTTAAAATGCGCTCTTCTGCAGCACGAACGAAAATCGGAAGGTTGGTGACGAAGGTTGTTTCGTCATTCTCCGTGTAATCTTGTATCGCTTGTTTTAGCTGTGCGTATGTAAAGCTCATGATGTCGTTACCGTTACCGTTCCTGCTTTTCCAATAGCTCTTGGGCCAACAATAGGCTGACCAACAGTGTTCTTATACAAGTATACACTTAATGTTTCTGCTTGATCTGGTCTAGGGTTACGAACCGCCTGTGGATCTGCTACGACGTTAGGAGCCTCAAGCTGTGGGTGCTTTGGCTCATACTCATCAGGGCCAACTAATAAGCCGTTCCATTCTTTCTTCATTTCCCGCAGGCGATAGCGGAAGCCGGACCGATCTGAAATCCCCCAGGTTTTATTGCCTGATGCGTAACGTGCCACGTTTAGAACCTAATGTACTGAATATCTGGCTGTAGCTTTAAAGCTACACGATCTTCATCTTCGTCAGCTGCGCGTTGGAACTCTTCTTCGTACACCGCTTTAAGCAGCTGCACACGTTCCGGGGCCTTTTTCAATGACAAGTAATACGCAAGACCCGCGACCATACATGGTAAAAAGCGGTATGGAACATCAGTAGTATTTTGCGAAGTACCAGCGTCTTCGATCCTGGTGATGTAGTAGTACACCAACTGATCCGTGCTGTTTTCAGGCACAGGCCACAGTGTAATTTCTGGGCTAGTCTGCCGGTTAAAATAGAATTGTGAAGGTCTGCCAGTCGAGGTCTTGTTCGGGACATTGAGGTATTCGCCCCGACTGATCCGATCCACCTCGTAATCCGTACCACTTCGCCGGATAGCCACTTCTAAAATATCGTTCATGGGAGAAGCTAGGCCAGTTGCCGAAGTGTAAGTCGCCGTACCAGAGGTCAGGGTCAAGGTTGCTTGTTTTACCGTCCACAGATTAACTCCACGATTCGCCCATTCGGAGAACATAATATTGAGTGACCGACGTGCAGTTTTCGCATCGTAGCCCGTGCGAACCTCAAGCCCACATCTTTCATAGGCTTCTTCGATAATGTCCGCTACGTCGAGATCGAAGTCTCTTGTCCCTGAAGTTGCCATACGTTACTTCTTCTTTTTGACCATTCCGCCGTATTTCTTTTTGACCATTCCGCCGTATTTCTTTTTGACCATTCCGCCGTATTTCTTTTTGACCATTCCGCCTTTAGCCTTTTTGACTGGAGTAGACCCACCAGGCTTTTTCAGCTTGTTAAGCTCACGGCGAAGCTTTTCTAAATCTGAGGTCAATTCACGAAAACTTTTTTCTTTCATTGGTTTTTGAGAGTCTGGCATTACTTTTTCCTCTTCAAGGATTTAACACGCCTTGGCTTGCCTGCAGGCTGCCCAAGTCTTTTCTTCTGAGATATTCTACTCCGCTTCTCGGCTGCCGTCATTTCTGATGCAGTCTTTGGCGTTTTACTTGAAACCCGTTTCGTAGGGCGGCAGTAAGGAGTTCCGCGCTTTTCCCCAGCCTTACGTCCACACGCCTTGCCTGTGCGCACATCCTTCCATTCTTCCTTAAACCAACGCTTGAGTGCAGCACCTTTTTTGGTTTTACGAACAGCCATCAGTATGACTTCGCTTTCTTACCAGAAGATTTCTTCTTGGACTTGCCACCAGTGCCCCAGTTTTTTGCACCAACTTTTCGGCATTTGGCGATTGCTCCGCTCGCATAGGCACTTGGAAATACCTTATAACGAGCTTTGACCTTTCGATAACATGCGTCTTTTGCCACGTTTTTACTCCCTGGTGCCTTGGTCACCTGTTTTGCTGTTTGCGCTCGACTGATTGCCATTACATAAACCGTTCAGCAACTGCTACACCAACGATTAAAACAGCTAACCCCCACAAGCGTAAATCTAACCGCTCAAGAGTTTTTTTCTGGTCGTCCAGCCTTTCTTCAATCCGCTGGTAACGAAGATCACACTTTTCTTCATGGTTGGCTAACTTTTGTAGCACATCTTCAGGTTTCACTTCAGCACCTCCAACGCTTTCTTGCCTGACAGATTCGTTTGTTTGGGGTCTTTTTGCAGTCAATGTTGTGCATTTTCTTTTGACCCTCAGATCTTGAACAATACGACTTACGACGCTTTGCACGAGACTTTGATGGATTCTTTTCAGTAACGGCTGTTTTGAGCTTGCTTCCTGGATTTTTCCTGCGATATGCACGAACACCTGCCTCCGTCATTCCGGC